CTTTTTAAGGACAGCTTCACGGTATTGTGGTTGCCCCATCAGCTTCTTAAACTTGTCCGATATCTGTCCGTATTTATTAAAAATGCCCCTAACGATATCATTAGGGGCATCCGTGCTCAGGGTGGGATTGGGAAGTTCGGTATGAATTTGCTTTTTCCGCATCTTTAATTGCTTTATTGTATTATTTTACGCGGTATTAAAAGGGTAAATTTGTCCGGAATTTGTACAGTTTGTTTTCGGGGGCGTTCCTGAGCACACGTCATTACTTTTCCTTTCTTCTTTTTAAATCGCATTGGGCCTCAAGCAATGAGATCTTATCCTCCAGCATAGCAATTATACGCTGCTGGTCCTTTATATGGGCCTTAAGCAATTCGTTCTGCTCTGCAATGAATTTAGCGTCATTGGCCGCTACGGGAGGCGCATCCTTGTCCAGGAACGCTTTCCCTCGTTGATTAAACCACCAATCCTGATTGAGGCTTGTGGCCTCTCCTATTTTCCTTATAATGTTATAGGTGGCATTCCTCTTTCCGGTTATGATGTCAGATATAAGGGATTGCGAAAGCTTCGCTTTTTCGGCGAGCTCCTTCTGCGTCATATTCAGCGTCTTCATGATGAAGCGCATTTTTTCTGGATCGGTCATCACCAGTTGTCGTTGGATGGTTTAAGTGCGAAAGTATCATGGAAATGGACTGCCAACATTTGCATAGTATTTCTTATGGGGTTCCTCATGAAGGATGGCGTTTTGCTTTCCTTTAGATACTTAAATGCACCCGTTTTGCTATTGTATGAATATTCCGTAAAATAGTAAGTGAACTTCTCAACTTCATCATAAAAGTATATACCGCTTAAAACCACCCTATACTTTCCGCCTTTTATTTGAACTAAAAATCCATATGATACTGGGTCATCCATTAAGAGAGATAAATCCCCTCTTTTGAACCCGTGTGCCTTATAATTTACCTGGGCATTTTCAATCCTTCCTGAAATTTGTCCCTCACTCACTAAAACATCCTTAACTCCTCTTATTAAAGGAATGAATGCCGATAATCGCCTTTGCAATTCCGTTGAATCTGTGTCAAGGTTGTAAACAAATTCATATTGAACCTCGTTGCCGGTGTATTTAAAATTATTTATAGACTGACCAAATATAGCAGAGGGAAGCAACGTAAAACCTATTAGTAATAGTATTCTCATATTTTCACATTTAAAGGTTGAAAATTGTGTAGTAATTTGCTATATTTGGGTTACCTATAACTAAACAAGCGGAGGAACCTATTTAAGACAGATACTGAACATTATCATATTAGTCAGTTTTCATTTATACGATCATTATGATCACTTCCCGGCCGGTATTTCGGATTTAGAGCGGGACGGGTTGCTATTTCCCAAATTTCGCTCATAGGCCGAGATTTTTTTAGCATCTCGCTCTATACGCTCCTGAAGGCCCTTTATCTCGTTATCCTTTTCGATCAACTTTTCCTCCAATTTATTGTACTTTCCCAAAAGGTCGCTTATTTGACCTTCAAGGTGCGCAATGTACCTTTCTTGGACGCTTATCGTACGCTCCTTTTCGGCAGAAACCGCTATTCCGCTTTCATTTAAAATAGGATCTTCGACATTCTGGACTGTCATTTCTCCCTCTCCCTGTAGGAGCCAATTTCTACTCAGAGATGGAAATTTCCTTAGAATATTCTCCAATAATATCCCTTTTATTTCGGTATTGCTCTTGAGCATTTTACCTAAGCGGCCGTTCCCCATCCCTAATTTTACCTCGGCCTGCCGCTTGGAATACCCTTGATTCTCAATGAATTGAATAAATCTTTGAATCGTAGAGCCCATTAATTTTAAATTAATTGAGAAAAATCTACACATAAAATTTGCTCGTGTAGATTTTTCTACATATATTTGCTTACCAACAAACAAAGATAGATAAAAAATGAGAATAACAATGCGAGCGGAATCTGAGGACCTGAAGGGCTCTATGAAAGAAATGGTTATTAATGCCACACTAACCGCCCCATTAAAAAGGCGAAATAGTGCGGCCCGCTACGCATGGGAGTTGAAACTTATCTACGGTAAAGTCTACACTGTGAAGCTCACAAATGATCGTTCAGAGGTAGAAATAACTCGTGTTGCATAATGCTGAGAGTAGAATACATAAAAGGACAGCCATCCAAACGAACCCGCAAAAGCGAAATAGACCGCCTATCCCGGGAATACGCTAAGCGAGTGATAGAAAAGCGGCTACTCAGGCACCCGGAAGATATAAGGGACGAATTAAGAAAAGAAATCTATAAAGAATACGGATTATGATAATGTCAAACACTCCCAACGCCTCTCAAAAATGGGCATTGATTATAGGGGTTGCCTTAATCACCTTGATCGCATTCCCTTCCTGCGAAAAGGACGAACTCCCTGAACCGACAAAGCAAGAAAAACCCGAAACGAAATGCAGCTGCGGCGGCAAATAATTAAAAACAAGAAAGCCCCGGCGGTAACCGAGGCAATCAATTAAATCTTACAACAATGCAAACTTACGACTTATTCGAAACATTGGCAAATCACCTGCGACCGGCAGTAGAAACGATGATGGAACGCGCTCCCTCCTACTATGTTGACCATTCCAAAATAAATGGCGACTGCGTAGAGGTGGTGTATCAGGTAACCGGCGGCGATGTAGAGCAGTGGAACGAAGGCAGCATTCCCCTGGAAAAGCTGAAAACCTACATCGAAAAAGAAGGCCTGAATGAGGTTGAAAACAACGGCGTAAACCATCACGGCGAACACGTGCAGGATATCTTCGATATGCCGGTGGATATCTTTTTGGAAGATTGGGAGAACCGTAATAATGCAGTAGCGGAATATCTGCGTGATGGAGGGGAGGTGATATTATGAGCAAGCAATTCGAGAACACACCGGAAAATAAAGCCCGGTTCTTTGCTCTGTATTTTGGTCTGGAGGTATGCTACCGCAATAATGATCCATACAACCGAAAGGGGGACGTTTGCGCCTACACGTTTTCCAGGGACAATAAAGTAAAGAAAGACGCTTATCTCGAACTGCGCCCCCTCTCCGACATTACGGATGAGGAAGCCACTACATTATTGTGCATGGTTCATCCTGATGCGATTTTTGAATCGGTTAGCGCAGATTGTCACGGGATGACAATTAACTACAGCGAGGGTATATTTCATTACTCCTTTGGGTTCCACATTAAAGGTGCTCCTGCCGATCGAGCCGACTACCTCCGCTCCCGCTCCTTCGCCCTTCCCTACATGGGCGTTTCCGTGGAAACCTTCGTAGAATGGGGATGGATTAAATTGAAAGGAGGTCAGCAATGAAATCACTGCAAGACTTCGACGGCAATGAGGTTGCCTACCGCCAGTACCTCGAGAGCTACTACGCCATTCAAATCTTCTGCAAGATCATGGATAGTCATGACAGGTGGCAGCATGACGGTCATACCCCTGAATCTGCTGCATCGATAGCAAAACAATACGCAAGGACTTTAATACAATCGCAATGAAAGAACTCGATACCTCATACACCGGAGGCCGCGAAATGTCCACTACTGAATGGTTTGAGTTTACGGATATCGACCGCGCTAAAATAAGGCACCAGGAATTACGGGAAGAAAAGTTCCTGCGGGATGCGGAAGCCTTCAACGACCATGCGAAGCAGACGCTTTATGAGATGCTTAAAGGCATTCTTATGCTGGCAGCTACCCTTCTATTCTGCCTTGCAGGGATCATCTGGAAAGATCAAATACTGGACTTCTTCCGCAATCTTTTAAACTGAAATGACTTACGACCACATATCAGAGGAGGAGCCCCAAAACGATAATGCCATTATCTGGCTGATGGCGGGGGCTGCAGCGATCGGAATAATTGAGCAAATCATCAAATACTATACAAAATGAAAATCACCGACGAAATAAGACAAAGATTAAGAGAGCCACTGCCGAAAGAAGCAGTCAAGCCGCACCCTACCAAAAATTACCTTTCCACTATCAAGGCCATTTACGTGGTGGAGCGCCTAAACGATGTGTTCGGCGTAGGGATGTGGAAATTGACTTCGGAAGTTATCGACAATTCTACCAAGCATATTGTGGTGAAGTCGCACTTGGTTATCCCTGAATACGAAATAGAGCTGGAAAGCTATGGCGGCAACGATAATGCAGATCTGGGGGACGCTTACAAAGGGGCCACTACAGACGCCCTTACCAAAATGGCATCTATGCTGGAAATAGGAATTGACGTATTCAAGGGATACGGAAACAACCCACCTGTTAAAGAGCCTTCCACCGACGAAAAGGTAAATGGTATGCTCAAAAAGCAGCAGCAGGCAGGATACGACGAACTCGTTCCGTTTGACCTGAAAGGCAAAATAAAGGCCTGCGAAAGCAAAAAGGCTGTAGTAAAACTAACCCAGGATAACCCCTACTGGACAACCAGCGAAGAATTTCAATTCCTGTGCAAAGAACGGGTTACCGAACTGGAAGGAGTACCCGCATGACACATGTTGCAACTATTCAAAAAGGCGAGTTTTCGGAACTGGATAAAAATGCAATCGAGGCCATAGCGTCTCACTACGAGGACGGAATTAATGAAGGTTTTATTGACCCCATAGAAGCCCTCATAATCGCCAAAAAAGGCCAGGAAATTTACAAGGCCGTTGAAAGGCGAGTTAGGCCCCTGGCTGAATCCGAAATCAGCATTCCCAAAGGCGATAAGATCACCAAATACTATGCTGAGGTTACCCAGGGAGAAACCGGCGTGAAGTACGACTACGCTTCCTGCGGGGATAAGCTTTGGGACAACCTTAACGCGCAACTTGAATCCATCTCCGCAGAAATAAAAGAACGTGAAAAGTTCCTGCAGGGAGTAAAGAAGGAGCAGGGATGCTTTGACCCTGAAACAGGAGAAAGCTGGACCGTAAACCCTCCTGTTCGCACCGGGAAGATTGGGCTTAAAATCACCATAAAATAACGATGCGCTACGAGTTCAACGGTGTAACGGAAAACGGAACCCTTCGCATAATAAACCGAAGGTTGTTCGACGAATGCATTCATTCATTCAATGGCAAGCCTGTTACCATTACCCTTGAACGCAAGAAGAAAAAAAGAAGCAGCCCGCAGAACCGGTTTTTTCACGGCCCGGTGCTGGACATTCTCCAAGCGGGATTGATCGATGCGGGTTTCAACGAGGCCCGATCAAAGGATTGGGTAAAGGATCTGATAAAGTACAAGTTCCTGAAGTACGAAACCATCAGCGAACACGGAGAGCCAATAGAAGCCATTAAGCACACGTCGGAGCTTACAACATCTGAATTTATGGACTTCGTGGCAGATGTAACACAATGGGCAGCGGAATTTCTCGGTATAGAAATCCCCGACCCGGGACAAGTAGAATTAACCTTTTAAAATATGAGCAATTACGAACAAAAGCCAGGAACAGGCGCAATCTTCAAGAATGACCATAAGAAGCAGGACAGCCACCCTGATTACCGGGGAAAAGGGAAAGACCTTCAAGGAAATGACATTGAGATATCTATGTGGGTTAAGAAATCGAAGGACGGGAAATCGTTTTTCAGCTTTCAGATACAGGAGCCCTACGACAAAGGATCTATACCTAAGCAAGGGAATGGCCTGCCGAAGTCACAGGAATTTGAGAATAGGGACGATTCATTGCCCTTCTGACATTCCAAATAAGGGGCTATAGGGCTACTTGCATCGGTTAGGATTAGGGCTTATCGGTCTGCGTACCTCTGGCCGATAATGAGAGGTTGGGATTGCCAATGTTGCCGCTTGAAGGCTGCATCCCCAACAAGTACCGCAAAGTGCGATGATGCAAACAGTACGCCCCGCAGACAAACGATAAAACCCAACAAAGGCATGTTGGTTGACAGCCCGGAATAGACGGGCTTTATTAAAAACATTAATCATGACCTGGTACAACACAACAGCAGAAGCTCCCAACCAATTGGACATCTTCCAGCAGCGGGCAGAAAAGCAGGAAGCAATAGTTCTGCAGCTATTTGAGGCACACAAGGAATTAAGCCCCTGGAAGGCATTCAAGCTCTGCAGGCAGTTAGGTCGAGACTTCCCTATCACTTCGATAAGAAGGGCTATATCTGACCTTGAAAAACAAGGGAAGCTGGTTAAAACAAGTAAGCAGGTCAAGGGGCCTTATGGGGTTAATGAATATTTGTGGAGGGCTGCATGAAGGATTTGCGCATCATATCAGTATCAGGCGGGAAGGACAGCACAGCGCTTTACCTGTTGGCGCAGGAGTATTTCGGAAATAGCTTCCTTCCGATCTTCGCAGACACGGGGAATGAACATCCGGTTACGGTCAATTATGTGAAAAACCTTCATGTAATGACTGAAGGCCCGGAAGTGGTAATGGTTAAGGCTGATTTTACAAAACAGTTAGAAAAGAAAGGAATAATACCAACCGAAAATCCATTCGCTGATATGATGCTGTGGAAAGGCAGGGCTCCCAGCACAAAGGCTCAATTTTGCACCGAACATGTGAAGTTATGGCCGATCCGATTCTATCTTGAAAAACACTATCCACGAGATTGTTACAATTGGATCATGTTTACTGGTATCCGTGCAGGAGAAAGCGAAAGGCGTTCCAAAATGCAACCTTTTAACTGGAACAGCTTCTTTAACTGTGAAAGCGTCCTGCCACTGTTATACGAATCAAAAGAACAAATATTCTCATTAATGGCTCAAAAGGGCGTACCCCCTAACCCGTTATACGCCTTAGGGAATAATCGTGTTGGCTGCTACCCCTGTATCCATGCAAATAAAAATCAGTTACAGGTATTGCCTGAATGGGCGTGGGACAAAATAGAACATTGGGAAAATATGCTGGGCAGATCATGGTTTCCTTCCGGCATACTTCCCGGTAAACCAAAAGGATATATCCCTAAGATCAGCGAAGTAAAGGAGTGGTGTAAGACCTCCCGCGGAGGGAAGCAATACAATGCATTCAAACAGGACGCGCCGGATGATGCACCAAGCTGTATGACAGGATGGCTTCAATGCGAATAAATAGAAAGGAGGGTTTACAACGGATCAACAGGACCGCCAGAGAGCTAATAGAGTTGATCGATAAAAAAGAAAAATACCTAACACTGACCGCCGATTTACGGCTACTTGTAGAGAAGAACGAGATTGAAATTTTTGAACTTATGAAATACGGGGAAACATGTCAAAAAGTGAATTTTTAGAGAATACTCTAGAGGAGATAATTTTCAACAATCCGGATCGATTGCCGGAAGCAGGTCTACATGCTCCTGGAAAACTATATAGGCAAGTTCATTTAGGATCGTACGGTATAGCCGATATTATAGCCATTGATATCTATCCAAGAGAAATATGTATATCCATTTTAGAATTAAAAAAAGGAAAAGTTGGTTTTAATGAATTAGCCCAAGCTTGCCGGTATAAAACATGTATCGATGAATACCTGTATAGCCTGGAAGTTCCCAGGAAGCTATTAATCCATGTTAACGCCATTGCAATAGGAAGTTCGATTGACGAGACTAGCGACTTTGTCTATCTGTATAACAAAATTGACGATTATATCAGCATCTATACTTACGAATACGGGTTTGACGGTCTGAAATTCAATTTAGTCGGAAAGAGGTGGCACAATACGGGTTTCCATCCAAAGTGCCTGCGGGAACTTCATTCAACTATAAAAGAAAAATTGCTGCAATCAATCAAGGAAAGCGTGTATTCAAAGGGGGTTGAAAATGTCTAAGCGATTTACAGATACCGAAATATGGGAAAAGTCATGGTTTATGGAACTTTCCCTCAAGCACAAATGCTTAATCAGATTCCTATTTGATAAATGTGACGCTGCCGGTGTGTGGCAGCCTAATCTTCTGCTTGCAAGTGTTTTCATTGGTGAGAGAGTAACCAAGGAAGATTTTGAGGTATTAAAAGACCAGATCGAATACCTGCCTAACGGGAAAATTTTTATAAAGGACTTCGTAAAATTTCAATACGGAGAACTTACTTCCGCCTGTCCTCCACACCGAAAGGTGATAGCTCTACTAAAAAATTACGGTCTCTTAGAAAGGGTAACGGAAGGGTATTATAAGGGTAATAATACCCTGCAAGAAGAAGAAGAATATAAAGAAGAAGAAAAAGAAAAGGAAAAAGAAGGGGGGATTACAAAGGGGGGTATTCCCGATTACTCAGAGTTCGAAGAGTATGCCGAAGAAAAGGCATTGGAATTTAACATCGCCATAGATGCCGCAAAACTCAAGGCCAAGTACAACGCATGGAAGGAGGCCGGATGGCGTACCGGTGGAAGTAAGAGCAAAGGAGGTGACCGCGCGATAAAAAACTGGAAATCCACGCTTTGCAACACGATTAACTTCCTTCAGCCGGAAACAGGTTTGAAAAAAGAAAAAAGGGGAGCCGTAGCGGCAATCGAAAGCTTCCAAAACACGAGAATGTATGAATGAATTAGTAAGACAATCAGGGGCTTTAATCGATATGCCCCCGGTTAAACAGGTCGCAAAAACGGAGTTGTTCCAAGCTGTCAATGCAGCAATAGGCAAATCCTTCGCGGATGCTGGAGTAAAAATGCTGGACGACAATGACCGGGACTATCTGGTCAACCAGGTCGTAAAGGACATTCAAACCTACACGCCAAACCTTCGCCTGGAGGAAATCGGAATTGCCTTCCAAAACGGTGTAAGGGGCAAATACGGGGATTACTTCGGCCTCAATGTGGTTACGTTCAATAAGTTCCTTGTAGCCTACCTGTCCAGCGGGGAACGGGATCAGCGGATACTGAAAGAAGCCGACCCGGAACCGGAACCGGCCCCTCCTGCGCCAGAAGAATACGATCAGCGCTGCATGGGGCATCTGAAGGATGCGTTCAAAATTGTTTCCGAGGGAGGGTTTTTTGAGGACTTCGGTAATTTCCTGTATACATGGCTGGACAAAGAAAAGGGTGTGATAAAATTATCCAAAGAACGCAGGTGGAAAATTTGGGAGGAAGCCGAAACGAAACTACTTCTCGAAAAAGAGGAAGAAAAAAACGCTGCAACAGACTACCTAAAACGAAAGCAGATATCGCTGATCATTGAAAAAATTCAGGCCAAATCAAAAAATGACCTGGTAGAAATAAAGGCGAAAAAAATTGCCTTGAATACTTGGATAAAGGATCAAATAGAGTTTGGAGGAACGCCAGAAAGCATATTTAACAATGAATGAACTAACCCAATACATCGGGAAAACCGTCCGATTTGAGTACGTAAAAAACGGCCAAAAACACGTGGTTGTAGACCACCTAAAAACGGTTCAGGAAGACAGGATCAAGGTCGGAGACACGTGGCTGCCCACTACCGGAGCATTTATTATTTCAGAAGTTGAATACAAAGGATCATGAAGCCAGGACAAAAAATAGACAAAAGCCTTACGGCAAAGTTTGAGGCGCTTTTCCTTTATGAAAAGGGAGTTCATATAGCCCAAATTGGAATTATCCAGAAGGTCCACAGGACAACTATCTACAACCGATTGGCGACAATTCAGGGGTATATATCTGTATACCCGTCTATTAAGGCGCAGTACCAGGAATACGCCAACAAAATAGAAAGGCGACCCTCTTGATGCAGCGTAATTCTACCATAAAGATGAAAGAGGGCAAATGCCTTGACTGTGACTATAACGGGCCGCTGATAGCTGGTAGGTGCCAAAGTCATTATAAACGGCACAGAGCGGCTGTAAATAAGAAGAAACCGGAAACGATAGAGGTCAGGTCAATTCAAAAATACAACAACCGTTCAATCAGCTGGCTGATAAAAAAAGCTACCCAGGTATTCAACAAGTACATCCGGGAAAGAGACAGCAACGGAGATTCATTTACCTGTATTTCCTGCGGGGAACTCAAATCATTAAAGCAGATCCAGGCCGGACATTATTTGTCCGCAGGGCATAACGGAGTAGTAAGGTTCAACGAAGATAACGTGCATGCCCAATGCATCAGATGTAATACGTATTTGAGCGGGAACCAATTGAAATACCGGGAGAACCTGATTAAAAAAATAGGGTCGGAAAGGTTGGAATTACTTGAAAGGATAGCCAAGCAATCAGGGCACCGCTGGGATCGGTTTGGATTGATCCATTTGATTGAGACGTACAAACAAAAAATTAAGGATTATGACATTCGATGAAATGACCGAAGCCGTTAGGGAGGCCAAAGAAACAACAAGAAGGGCCGATTCTATGGTAGGCGACATGCTTGAAATTATTTATAACCGGATCCGGCTTGCTCCCGATAATTATTGGAACAATAAGCGGTTGGCTTATCTCAAAAAGTCACTGCAGGATTTTGATGCAAAGCAGCTAAAATGGAAAGACTAAAGGACTTTTTGAAAATGGTACCCCTTGCCGGAAAGCGTTTTTGTGAATTTGTAGCCCTTTTTAAAGGCCCGATGAAAGATAATATAAGAAGGGCATTGTGGCTCCATGTTGGAAAAATGCAAATGGAATTTAGAAAGGTTTGTATCAAAGCAAACAACCTCATTGTTTTCAATCGCCACGTACAGAGCCTTTATGTCCTTATTCATAAAAACAAATGTAAAATAATTGGTACATATTTTCAAATATATTTGTAAGTGTAAAATTATTGGCTTATTTTTACATAAGCAATTGACATTAACACTTAAAGACATGGAAACGATCACTATAAAAAAGACGCATAAGGATGTTTGGATGAAACGTTTCGATGACTATGAGAAAAAGTTCACAAGGATTTCAAAGAAAGAAGGGTTAGAGAGCCTTAAGCTTGCAGGCAGGATTATTTGCAATGACGGGGAGCCTGTTTCTGGAAGGTATCAAATGTGGTGTTACGTAAACTAAAACAACCATGCAAGAGAGCATAATGCCCCTAATACTTGCCATCGGCGTATTCCTATTTATCGTAGTGCCAGCTTATTTCATTGTTGTGGCCCCAGGCATTTCGATTCATAAAAAAACTGCAGCCTCTATAAAGCCAGTAGAAGGCCAAAGATACCTGTACGCGAGAGAAGGAAATGCCTATGATGGATTTACGGGGGTATGCCATTACGATTCAGATTCCGTAAGCCTGTTTTCTGGAACGGCTTGGCTCGTAGCAATTGAACGAAAATCATTCAAGTACCTGATAAAAGTTTAACCCCTCCCCCGGTAACATCCGGGGGTTAAAAAGAAAAGATGAAAAGATACACATACATAAAAAAGCAAGCTGACGAGCTTTTCCGACTCAATGAGAAAATGGAAAAGCTTTCCGATCGATACCAAAGCGAAAACACTTCCCAAAAGCAAATCCAGAAGATCAATGCTGAAATGAACTGGCTCGGCATGCAAATCGGTCAGACCGAGGAAAGAATAGCTTTCGGCCTTGGTCTTATACAGCCAGAACAGGTGCAAAAAGAATGGAATCCCAGCGGATGGCATCGGTACGCAGGAATCGAGGAAGAGTTGAAACGAGTTGAATTTTCGTAATCAAAGCCAACAGTAAAATAACATGGAAAAGAAACACACCCCGGGCCCCTGGCACCGAAACGTTCCTCCCGCCACTAAATACCCCACTATATTTTCAGGTATCAATACTCATGTATCGCGGGTAGTTGTAGACGGTTTGTCTCCCGAAGAAGTGGACGCTAATGCAAGCCTGATAGCCTGCGCTCCTGAAATGCTTGAAATGCTGAACCAACTCGCGGAAGAACTGGAATGGCATGGCGTATCTCTTTTAAAGGCAAAAGAAGCAAGGGAATTAATCAAAGTAGCCACAACACTATAAAAATGCAAAAGAATTACAAAGATTTTTCGCTTGAAAAAGCACTCGCCGGAGAACCCGTAGTAACACGGAACGGAAGAAAAGTACAGCAGCTGCATTTGTTTGATGCTAAAAGCACACAGTATCCCATTCACGGGGTATCGGAAGGCTATGTTTGGGCATGGACACGGAAAGGAACGGTTTATACCTTAGAAAGAGAAGACCCTATGGACCTTTTCATGTTGCCCCGTGAAGTAACCTATTGGGTGAATGTGTATAGGTCGCCCGGCAGCCTGACAGTAAGCAATATATTCGAAAGCGAAGATCACGCATTAACTTATGAGGACGACTGTTCTTACGTCAAAACTATCTCCTTCACAATAAATGAATGAAACCATGAGAGAAAATCTTTTTCGCGGAAAGCGAGTAGATAATGGGGAATGGGCGTATGGCAGTTATCATTGCTGTGAAGGCGCTATTCGGGGCCCAGGAAACACCGTCATCAATATTAACAAGCATTGGATTTTAGAGCGACGCGTACCTGATTATGTGGGATGGGACATTCGTGATTCCTTTATCGCGCGAGAAGTTGAACCCGCAACCGTGAGCCAATTCACCGGCCTTAAAGACAAGAACGGTGTAGATATTTATGATGGGGATATTGTTACCATGGATAGTTATCCGTTCTTCGACAATGATATTCCTAATTATATAGGAACGGTCGAATGGATTTTTAATGCATGGCAACTCGTTCTTTATTGTGTAAACCCTCTTAAAAGTGGTATTTCTGGCGGTGTTAATGGGAATATCGAAGATGAGAAACAAACTCAATTCCAGATCATCGGCAACACCCACGACAATCCTGACTTACTTAAAACCAAACAGAAATGATATACCCAGTAACATATTACGGCGCAAAATGCGATAACTGCGGCAAAGAATGGGCGGACGCAAACGAAGGGTATGCAGCGTATAACTGCGAAAACTATCTAAGTGATTGCTTAGATGAAGAAGGCTGGCACTTCGGCGGCGGGGAGGATAATAAGCACTACTGCCCCGACTGCCATGAAGTAGGAGATAATGATGAAATAGTTATTAAAAGCAAAAAGTTATGAGCAACATAAATCAACAGGAATCACCAAAGCAGAAAACAATTCGCGAAGCATACGGGGATCAATGGGAAAAGGTGAGTGAAAAGAGTTGACGTGAACGGTTGGTCGCCTTACCCATATGTTCAGGCGCACGATATAAAGGGATTGGAGTTAGAATTTACAGACGATTGTATGTTTCTTAGGCCCAAACTAATCTCTGGTATCGATAACAACAACGGCTGGATAAGAACAGACGAACGGTTGCCGGAGAATGATGATGTTGTTACTGTTTTTGAGGATAACTCTCAATATGATGCTTGGTATAACAAAGATGGAAAATATTGGGAATGCCCTTATGAGGGCGCGTATTCCACAAACCCTTCTCACTGGCGACCAAAAGAAAAATACCCAAAACCAATTTATTAACCATGAAAGAAGAAATAACCGAACAGGCTTTAAGGGAAGAAGGGTTTACAAAGAGTTGGACAGAACGGGGATCCTTTGTTTTCAACAAATTTAAGGGATTCAATATTTACTGCGAGCCTGTAAGCGGTCATGTCTGGGTATCTTTTAGTTGGGAGCTTTTGGCATTCCCCGGATGCAAGACAATGACGGAACTTCGGCAATTGATTAAAATGCTTGGAGGGAAGACTGATGCGTAATTTCATATACGGATATGTAGCTTATAACTACTTAACCGGCACATTCTCTTTTATTCCGGAAGAATGGCGTCCCATAAAAGGATATGAGGGTCTTTATGAAGTATCCAATATGGGGAGGGTTAGATCGAAACAAAGGCCCATATTGATGAAAAATAAAAAGACGAGGGTTCAGAGGGGGCAGCCAATGAAACATTTTATAAGCTCTACCGGGTATTTTGCGGTTAGATTGAGTAATCAGGGCGGTTGTAGAAATAAATTAATCCACAGACTGGTGGCGGAAGCGTTTATCTGTAATCCATATAACAAGCCACAGGTTAACCATTTAGATGGAGACAAACAAAACCCAATTATAAATAACCTCGAATGGTCAACCCCAGAAGAGAATATGCGGCATGCTTACAATTACGGGCTCATGAATCTTCCGATGGGGGAAGGCCACTGCTGGCATAATGTTTTCGGAGGCATGCACCCAGCCGCCAAATCGGTAATCGATACTGTGAGCGGCCATATTTACCCATCATTAAGAGATGCCGCAAGGTCAGTGGGTATGAATTATAGCACATTGGCATGTAAGCTAAACGGAAGCAGAGGCAACGATACGACGCTCATGTATAGTGATCAATGGCACGACGCCCAGGATAAGACATTTGGACCCAACTCATACTTATTTAAACGAATATGACAACCTCAGCAAAACACACCACTCCATGCAAGGGATGCGGGAAAGAAGTGCCTATGATCGGCGGCATATCGGATGTATGGTGCCCGGAATGTGCAATATCGAAAACCAATAATAAAATTACAATAAAAACAGCAGAAGAACTATTAATAGAGAGATTTTGGATTAATCCAGATAGGACCGGATTGGACCATATCAATATCAATTATTCCGATATAGATGAGCTCATGCAAGAATACGCAGATCAGGCCAGACAAGAGGAAAGGGAACGTATCGGGAGGGCCCTTGATAACCTTATACATCTTGCAGATATAATGTGGCTACAGACAGCACTACCGGGGCAGCACCATCCGGTTATTGAAACAGCCAGGCAAGTGCTTAAAGAAGCCGGTTACGACCCAAACAACCCCACTCCCTAATTAAGGAAACGGGGTAAAAACTTAAATAAGGAAAAATGAGCAGTATAGACAAAGACAAAGCCGACCGGGAAACCATCGAAGAAATGGAATACCTGCTTCAGAAGCGAAATGAGCAAGGTTGGACACAGCAGGATGCCGATAGGTACAGGTATTTGGAAAGTACTTTAAAATAAGGAACTATGAGCAAGAAACATGTAATAATGGGAGTAGAAGGGAAAACCGGATTTGGTGTGCGTGACCCATACACTACCCTTAAATTGAAATACGACCGTATGAGAACCGAGCTTGAAAAGATAGAGGCTTATTGTGCCAGATTTGAATCAAACACCGTGGCACGAGTTGTTGCTGCGGCCGCAAACAAGGCCCTTCAGCAATCACAGGAGGGGTAACCCTTTCGCGCCGCAGCCCCATTGGCCGCCTACCTATAATACTCCATTATCCGGTTAGCAAATACTTCTATCTCCTCAGATATCTTGTTCAGCACCTTGATACGATCACGAAGCCCGGCCTTTGGGTCGATCACTTTAAAGTCTTCCAGATGATCCTCTCCCAGGAGTTTCCTGCGCTTCATCGGCTCCCACCGCTTGAATGCTTCCAGGGCCTCCTCCGGTGTATACCACTTTTTAGTAGGGGCGTAATAGATCCAACACTTAGCCGAACGCGCCATTTCTATTTTCTTTTCGAGCCCGATATACATTTAGCAAAACTAATTATTTTAGTAATTAAATTAGCTACGCTCCCGCATTTTGAGCATGTATTTGTGCAGATGACTGATAATTGAAATTTACTATATTCGACCGTGGTAGAGATAGCAACTATTAAGCTGCTGCGGCGGCTCCAGGAGGAAGGGTATACGATGCTTGTTTCCGGGCGTATGAACGGCCACGGGAACAATTTTTATTTCCCGGAGAAAACAGAACTAGATCTTGATGATTTTGTTTATTCCTTGCCCCTCGAGGAAGATCAGGCCCTTTCAATAGGAGATGCCCTGAGGTGGCTAACGGATGAAGAATTAAAGGAACTATGTGTAATAACATCAGCATAAAGACCCCCAATTATCAGCTGCTGGAAAGACAAACCAGCCTGCAGTTTCCCCCGGAACACAGGGAACTGTACAAGTCGTATTATGAGGTATCGGGATTTAACAAACCGCTTCTCCCGGTGGTGTCAACCGAGGCACCCAGGGAGCTGCGAATGTACCGCTGGTCGTTCCTTCCTGGATGGGTAAAGGATCCCGCGACATTCAAGGCGAATACACTGAATGCCCGGGCCGAAGAACTGTTTGAAAAACCAACTTATCGTTCCTACTGGCGCAACCGCTGCCTCCTTGTAACAACCGGGTTCTTTGAGCCGCACGAAGTAGACTACAGGAAGCAAAACGAAAGTTGGCACGTCCGGCCAAAAGAGGGGGAAATAATGTATCTGGGATGCGTCTGGTCGAGGTGGGGAGATACGAATACCTTTTCGATTGTCACGACCGAGGCAAGTCCGTTAATGGCCCATGTTCACAACGGTAAAAACAGAATGCCGTTGATCCTGGATGATGAAAAAGCCGAAGCGTGGTTATTACCGGATCTCACAAAGGAAGAAATGGCAAAGCTGATGGAAACGCCGCAGCTGGATCACACTTTGGAGGCGTACCGCGTCATGGACGGGGTAACAAATACCAGGCTCGATACGAACGTCCCTGAAGTTCTCGTGCCGCTTCAAAACCTGTAGCTCTAAGAAAGTGATTGCTTTTCTTCCCCGGAGTAGGTAAATTTGAGTAAAGTAGTTTTGTGGGGCACCTTAAACCCGGTTGCATTTGTGGCCGGGTTTTTCATCATGAAAGACATCGTCTTAAAAGTCTCCTTCGGGGACGTGACTAAAGAAGTCGTCATTGCGCCCGTTCAGGCAGCGAGACTATCTTATCATGTCTACCTGGATAAAAAATATTTGGGGGCTATTCACAAGATGCTTGACGGCTGGCATTTCGACGAACAAAAGCCGGGGATATTTACCTATGAGGATATGCAGTTTATGATTGAGGCTGCGCGGAAGCATGCTGAGGGGCTTGATGCCTCGTAGTAGGCCGTGCCGGGCGAGCGTTAACCTCTGATCCACTTATAGAGAAAGAACGCCCCTATAGCAATCGCAAACATGATGATCATTGCCCGGGTGCCGATGTTCCGCAATAGTGTACTGTCGGAATCCTTGTTCTTTATAACCGCTTCCTTTTGAACGCTTCCCGAATCGATCCGGGCAGTTTCCTTAGTGTGGGAACTGTCCCGGGCCGCGGAATCGGCTTTGTGTGCCGTTCTCTTATCCCTGCGCCCTTCAATTATCGTTTCCTGGGTCTTTCGGCCGGCCGTGTCGTAAAGCGTTTGTACGGCTTTAAACTCGCTGAAATCAACTGTAGTGTTTTCGGTGACGACACTTGTGGAAACATTCGCCTGGTAATCCCTGGCAAGGAACTTTGAATCGTAGGCGCTATCCAGGGTTGTTGTTGTCACTACCTTTTTTTTCGTACCGCACCCCAAAGAAAGCGAGCACCATAAAAATAGCATAGCAAACGCAAAATATGAAGACTTCCATTTCATCGAATATCGTTAAGCTGATCAATTATTAGTGAGCTTCTATCAATCGCGCGGGCGCAATCCCTCATAGCCCTGGTACTTTCGTCCATCGCCTGAATCATCTTTTGCCGGTCGTCGGCCATGTAGGTGCGAATTTCCGCTTCCACGGTATTCATTTTGCCCCACAGGACCCATGCGGCAATAAGCAGTACGGCGATTGTCGTACTCTTATCCAGGATCTTTTCCAGAATCGGACTTAATTTTTCCATCTTCTTCAGATTTACCGAAAACAATATTTATGACTGAGGGCAGCAGCCCGAGCAGGAAGCCAAGTATCAGGTTAAGGAACTCCTTCGAATCCGGCGAAACCGGTTCAAAGGTCACCTCGTGCACGTAGTTGAATATGAAGCCGGAAGCCCCTACCAGAAAGGCAAAGCCCAGGATTTTTGTAAACATGCGGTCTTTCATGGCATAGAGTTTATGTAAGCAACAGAATTATCAAACTCCTTTTCAAATTCTTCTATCCTGCGGGTCCCTTCGCCTGGGTTGACGATCTTGCGGGCCTGCTCAAGGTTGCATGCGCCCATTGTTACCAGGTAGTCAGAAAGTTTCTTTCCGGTGAATAGCCCGTCTCGCATTCCGAGCACCAGAATTTTAACGGCTATTTCAGGAGTTGCGGCTTTCTCCGGGAACCGGATCAAGTCCACCCCCGTTATTTTTGCAAACCGATCGTAGTTATACCTTCCGGTGATCTGAACGTATCCCCGACCCCTGAACTTTGCGCCATCCCCTGGCAGCGTATTTCCAAGCTGCTTCCCTACACGTGTTCCCGCGCCGTAGCGGCCTTCAAAATACGCCTCCGGTTCACCGTTGTACTTCTCTACCATTGAACGCCCGTAACCGCTTTCAAGTCCTGCTGTGGCAAGCACGTAGGCAATCTGCAAAGTATCTTCTACCCCGTATTCCAGGCAGGTATCGAAGATGAGTTTTTTATGTTCGGAGGTTGTCATGTATCATGTAAGTTTCAATACTGCATAGGCATATCCATTTGCCGTAACAGAGGTCAGGTTGATACCGGATAAGGGGACAATATCCCCGCTGTTTATTGTAATGCCAATCTTATCCACTTCGGTAATCGAAAGGCCTGAGAGGTACTGAGGAAGCGAAACCGTGTCTTTTACAACATCCGCATGATAATCGATGTACACAATCCAGCTTTGCCCCTCTTTGTGCCAGTATACGACAGCGTTTTCGTTTATGCTGGGATCAAAATATTGATGGTAAGCCATGCCGTGGTAAACGCCTTCGTTGGGCGCTAACTCATAAAGGCCGCGGGGATAACTTTTTGCTGTATTGTTCCTCAGGTCCCACTGTTCGGCATAACTCTTTCTTAAGGACGCTTTGGTGCTTCCGGTTTCATAGAAATAGCCATGCGCATACCCGTACTTCCGTTCTCCCCCGGCAGTTTCCAGTAGCTGAACCATCCTCTGCACAGGCTTATCAACATCCTCCACAACAGTAACATTGGGGTTATTTGCCGGTACGCTTGACCCAAAGTATACATCATTTGCACCCCCTAACGGACTTGATAAGTCGAAAGGCGCTCTGAAATTTATATTGTTGCCGTTTGCTACCGCGTTATTGGAGTTGGGCATGTAAGCCATATTCTTAACGGTCGCATCGGTTCCAGGAGTAAACTTCTGGGCCTGGAGAAATCCAATGCGGAGCAAATACCAGTCGATAACAAAATTTATTACCTCGTCAACATAAAGGGAATTGGTTTTATCGTAGGAGTAAACGATTGACCTCGTTATCATAGTGGGGCCGCTCGATGGCTCGAAGGGAGCGGACAGTACTGGCTGACGGAAATCGCCTATTTCCTGAATTTCTTTAAGAGAGAAAATATTGCCGTAATTAATACCTGCGCTTGCCGGTTTACCGTCCACAAGTAATTCCTGGGTCACCGATTTTACCGAAGGGAATATTTCTTCAGTCAGCCGCTGAGTTGCGGTGATCGTTCCTGTATGGGTCGCCCCTGAAACGTGGGTGATTGTGTTGCTGCCCATTGACCTGGGGATAACATCCCCGTTTGTTCCGGCATAGGACTTACCAAAAAACCGAAGTGTGTTTACGTCGATAACTTCAACCAAGATCCATTCAAGGGCGCTCGACTGCCATACTGAAAACAGATCCTGTGCATCTTTCCCGTGCGCCGCTGCAGTCACCTTTACGCTGGCTATACCGTGGTTTCCTGTAGTTGTTATGATGGTATCCAGCATCATAGGGCTGATATTGTCGTTCACATCGTGAATAAGACCGTCTGTATTTGCAAGCAGGCTTTCCCCGTCAGGCAAGGATTTATCGATGCGGTATACGCTATTTGTATTAGCCACCCCGTTGTTATTGGACCTGTCCCATATATGAAGAAGGTCATAGCTATTGTTAAATGGGATGCGAACGTAAAACTGAGTAGCTGACACGAAGGCGCGTAGATCAGTTTCGGGGGTCGTGGCCTCAGCCGTTGCGGACCTTAAAGGATGGCCGCTTATGCCGTATATTTCCTCGGGCGTGTTGGGGTCGTAAGGCTCATAAGGCGAAGCTTCCTTTCCCGCTTCTACCATAAACTCGTCGAAAAGGCTGTCCGATTCCGTTGCACTCCTGATAGTACAGGCCAAGAAGGTAGATTCGGGGGGAGCTAAAAACGTGCACTTACCATCAAGTTTTACAAATCCTATATCAGAGGCCCTGCCGCTAAGGATATAGTCAGGGGAATCTGCGGGAGGGCGCGGGTTTGTGCCTTTTATTATGGCCATAGCCTGCTGGGCGCTGTTCCAACCGGAGATTGTATAAGTCAGTCCCGGCTGAATAGGCATGTTATACATGGTTTTCCACCCTACTGCATCTGCAATTCCATGCCCTTCAGCAACCGACACAAAAGCATCTGCCAGTATCATTGTCGATGGATCAAATTTATTCCCAGGCTTTTCCATTTCAAGGGTTGGTAAATCCATCTGCCGGGCGGGGCTGTTCGGCTTGGACACATCGCCTAAAATCTCTCCATTGAGTATTCTCTTAGCCACTACATCGGTCCCCTGGTATTCTGCAATTGGATAAAACTCCTGGTAGGGTGTAGCTACACTGCCGGTTTGCAGCTGGTATGAATCTCGCGCCAGGTCCCATGTTCCGGTGCTGACGGCGATGTTCTGCCGGAAATAATAGCCGTTTGAGGGCACAGTAAACGTCGCGGCGGCTGGCGTAATTCCAAGCCAAGCCATATTTATATCGTAAATGTGGATATTAGCCGTATCTACCGCATACGTATTATCACAGCTTCGTGTATAGGTTTGACCAGGTGTTACTCTGATCACACCTGTAATCATGAAATTTGCCGCCACAATAGGCTCTCCATTTACTGAACTGATAGCATAACCTTCCTGAAAAGCATCCTTGTCGGCTATGTTGTGGGTCGCCGAGACTACGTTCGGCTTTTCGTTGTCGATAAGATCCAGTGCGCCTGTTGTTGCATACCCACTCAAATCTACAGTTATGGGAACCGGAAGCACGTCCCAGAACGTTCCGTTGTAGGTGAGAACGTTTAGGTTTTCTGTAGTTGTTATAGGGTCGCCGTTTACGTCCAGGAAGTTTGTGAATGTTCCTACTCCGGCGAAGTATGTTTCACCTACCGTTGGACCAACCGGATCGGTGCTTTGCTCTGCAATTCCTTCTACCACACTGATTCCTAAAAATGCTCTGGCAGACGCAATATCTATTTTTGCTCCTGTGCCGTCAGGAAGTCCGATTACCAGAAGGTCAGTATCTGACAGAGGTCCGGAATCAGGAAAATCGCTTATTTTAATGAGTTCAAGTGCCATATCATAGCTGTGTTAAATTTGTTCCGTTTTGAGTAACTACATTATCTCCGTCCTGGCTCCATACCATAACATCCTTTATCCCTCCTACGCCAGGGGTTAGCGTAGCTGAAAAGCTCACAATATCTCCGGCCGGTGCACTCAGGGTCAATGAGGTAATGAATGCTGACCCCTCATCCAGTATTTCGCTCCCGCTGGTAGCCATTCTCCAGATGAAAACTATTTGGTTTCTTTTGAGGCCCTGTAGGAACACGTAGCTGAACGACGATGACCGTTCAATTACCCCGGCGATAGAGACTGTGTAATCCTGGACAGATGGTGTATAGCTCCTCCATCCGTTATTTCCCCGTACAGTGGTTTCCATTGCGTCTGTCGTCTCAGGCAAATCGCTACTTGTCAGACAGGCAACAGGGACAAAATCCCCGTCCACTTGAATGAAAAATAATACCTCATCGCCCTTGATCAGATCAGCCATTTATCACGGGTTTAATTGTGTTTTGATACTCTGGTTCCTTGGTCACACTTGCCGCCGCCGTTGGGACGTCTATCATGCCGCTGTGCAGCTGGTTTAACTTGATAGTTGAAATCTGCTTCGCGTAGTTTATGGTAAGCCCTGTAACAAAAAACTTGTCTTGGATCCCGTCAATAGTTATCGCGCTGAAATAGGGGACGACCCCAAAAACGTCCCCTTCGTATACGTACTGGCGGCTTCTCAGGGAATACCCTATGCGTACGGCTATTACGTCCAAAAGCTCGAGCGTGGAGGGGAACAGAGGATTGTTTGTCACCGGGTCCCCTATCCATTTGTTTCCCAGCTCAATCCCTTGCGTTGGGGTCACCCCGTCATTTTCATACAGGGATCCCAGCAACGAGGCGTCACTGTCGCCATTAAATACCGTTTTAGCATCAGGTATTTCCAGTATATTCCCTTCGTTCTCGTGCCTGTAGATCCATGCTCTTAGTCCGGTATCTATTCCCTGGGAAACGGTTACTTTGGTAAATATTAGCTGAATATCAGCATCAAAGGCAGAGTTAATTATTTCGGGCTCATACAGCCTGATTTGCAGATCCCCGGCTACGGGAGGCATAGTGGTTTTAAGTTCTATTGTTCTTCCTGCATTGCTTCCTATCGGGGTTTTATTTAAATGAGAAACGCCCTCCCATTGCCCGGTCGTTCCGTTATACCAATTAGGGCCTACCTGGATACCGTATACGACATAAAAAGGCACCTGGTTAGCTGACGATCCTAAGACGTGCATATCAAGCGTCAAACCTCCGTTTTCTGCTGTAATGGCAAGAGGGTCAGAGGCGATAACTGGATTCCTTCCCGATCCTTCCACGTGCCGAATGACAAGTCCAGGGTCAAGAAATGTGAAGTCTATTAAATCGGCTTCCACAGTCCATCCGGGGGGCTCTGCCGCTAGTTCCAGCAGAAAGGTTGGATTGGTGAGTATATTTACCCTTACGCCGAGTTCATATCGCATGCGCGTAATCTTTACAGCTCTTGCTGTAGAGAGCTCCTGATTGGCGTTAACATGGTAGAAATCTTTTATTTCGGCCCATTCCGGGGCAAGTATCTTGTTTGGGTTTAGTTCTATCGATTCCATGAATAAACCGTTAACAACGGCGTATCGATAAAACTTGATAGGGTCGGATGATTGCAGCATGCGGCCCCCGGGGCTGAATACATACCAATGGCCAAGATATTGCACGATAATGAGGCCGAACGGTTCCAGTATCGATTGCAGGACCGCTTTACAGTCCATCGGCGTATCCTGATCAGCTTGCAAGTACCTTTCGTTCGATACCCGGATCCAGTCAAAATTGTCAATTCCATCCGGCGCGCCCAGGTACTCAATATCGGCCGCGATGTAAACGCTATCACTAGGGAAAGTCAACGGGGAAAGGCATGCGCAAACAATATCTTTAAGAAGATAGTTGCCACCCGCGGTAACGCCAATTTCCTGGGAATACTCGTAGTTTTCAAGCATCGAAAGTCCGTCAATTACCTGGAAGGCGGTTTCCCATTCATTTAAAACAAAGGATTGCAGGACGCCATCAGGAATTGCATACCCCTTGAACTGAAGAACGCCGCCTATTTTAAATTCGACGTAGTAATATTTTTCATCTTCCGCGTAAAGGGTATCGGCGGGTGTGTCGAGTGTGGCTAAAAAGCGCACGTTTAAACTCCCCCCTCGGAGGCATTCATAAGGATCGTCTACTTCGGGACTGTCGTATTCAACAGGATTATCACCAGCACCAATGAGTTCCGTAACATCTCCCGCAAACCCTTCCGAGTAAATATCTAACCGGCATTCCGGATCAAACTCCATAAAATATTGTAATGCCAGTGCCATTATGGGGTTATTCTGTTTCCGTGCTGTGCTTCTCGTTTCAGTATGCCTACAAGTGATCGGCCAGCAATTTCAAATACTACTGTTCCGGCTATTCCACTTGTATTAGCGGGGGATATGGTTGTGGTGCTCGATCCGGTGCTACCTGAGGACGCGCCGCCTCCGCTATTCCCGATGGTGCCAGACAGGCTTCTTGATTTCGCGGCGAATGCGGACCCGAGAGCCACTAATGCTACTCCTGCCCCAATTGCAACGGCTGGGTGTAGCGACTTGAGGGCTGTCTTGATGGATTCAAGTCCAATACCGACCGCTATCGCCATTTTGCCTAGATCCACCAGTACGCCACCTAACGCCCCTAGTAGCGCACCTCCCGCCGCGTTCACTACATTGCCGCCATTCACTAGGGCTTCCCCTAGCGCCGCGGCCACTGAACCTATTCCGTCCTCTATGCCATATCTCAGTATTTCGGAAAACCCTTCATTGAATGCCGCGGCCAACATCTCGCCTTGAGCTGTATATGTTGGGGCAATCGCTGCCGCCACTCCTTGAACCTGCTGACTGATATTCACAAGGCCGGCCGCCATGCGTGTGCCTACGGACATAGCGTATATATCTGTAATCCCTTTCTCTAGCCGCCAAAATGATGCATCTATGGCCTCTAACTCCTTTCTGGTCTCGCTTTTGGCACCCTTTCCATCACCGAGGAAGTTTTGTATTGCCCCGTCCGCTTTCTTTAGGGCTTCATAAGCCTGGTTTCCGTATTGTATTTGTTGCCTGGATTCCTGGTTAAGCTGTTTTGCGTAAGCTGCTTCCGACTTCTTGAAATTAGCTATCTGTTCTTCTAGGTCCTTTCGCCTAGTTATATCATACAGGTTAACACCCGCAGCTTGCGTATCGCCTCCAGCAGGTTGCAGATTAGCCAGATCTCGTTCCGCCTTGTACCTGTCCTCTATAGTTTGCGCTAGGCTTGCTTCCGTTTGTAATCTCCTTTTAGCCACATCGATAGCCGCATCCTGGTAGGCCCTAGCGGTCGATGCGGCAGTTATGGCGGCAGCCAGTTTCCCGTAAGCGGTTGCTGCTTCTCCTGCGATTACTTCCTCGTCAGAGAAGTTTTTTAATAGCGTCGGGTATTTGTCCCGCATTTCGTTAACGGCCGCAATCCTATCCTTTCGGGTTTGTGTTTCATCTTCCGCAATTTTCCGCAGTGTAGTAAGTGCTATGATCTCGGCCTGGGCGCTTCCTTCGCTTTCTCTAAGAAAATCAGCCAACCCTTTGACGGACGCGCCTAATTCGTCTGTTTTCTTTTTTGCCTTTGCCGCCCTATCTGAAAATAGTTGCAAACCAGTGGTTAGGACGCTAACGCCCAATATAGCAAGCGTTGCCGGATTAGCGAGGCTTCCAAGCAGGGCTGATTTCATTGATATGCCCGCAGCCTTTGCGCTGGCTGCCATGTATCCCAGGTTTGTAGTTAATTGGGTTATGTTATTCGCCACCCCTCGGATACCGTAGGGCGCGTCCTGAATTATCTGAGAAAATGATAGAGCTGCATTTGACCCACCATTAAAGGCAGCCACGCTTTTTCGTCCTACCGATTGCTGTATTGCGTTTCCCGCATGGGTGGCTTCAAGCGATATGTTTTGCAGGCTTCTGTCCATTAACCGCAAATCGGCGTACATGGAAGGATGTATAACCCCCCTTCCGAATCCGCCTCTAAGGCTTTTTGATGCCCTATCAAGTGATGTAGCCACCTTGGCAGATGTGTCAGAAAATGCTTTAGAGGCGGCCTGCATGTCGGATGTAACGCCTTGCGACCAATTCTCACTAACGGCCCCCGATCTTTTTAAAGCCGCCGCAACCTCCTGAGCGCTATCGGAAAATTCTGTTTTTATTTCCCTGGCACCTTTACTCGCTTCCTCAGAGGCTTTTCTTATGGAAATAGCTACCCTGCTGCCAGCGAAGTCAGCCTTTGATTTGAATGCCTCCAACGCAGAAGTAGCTTGCTCCATTCCGGAGATAAACTTTTTGGCATTTAGCCCTAATTCCGCATCAATCCTTGTTGGCATTGCGTTTCTTGTTATATTCTTCTCTCGCCTTTCTTAGGGCCTCTATCTGGCTTTCATTTGCCCGGTTCCTGATTCCTGTCATGAACTGATCAAAGGTCTTTGGCAGCTTCTTAGGGTCGTGGGACGGAGCGATCATCGAATGCCAGGATAATAACCGAACTTCGTCAAACCGTCTATCCTGCTCCCTGAACCACCCCTGTTTCTTTATCACGAACTCAGCCCATGTCATGCACCACACATCCCAAAGCCTCATCCCGAGTTCTCCCACAGCAAAGCCTATTACGTCTTTGTTCCAGTCGCCTTTTTCGGCTTTTTTTTTGAAAGATCAGCCTTCGGGACATTTCGCATCAGGCATTCTTCGGCGAACTTTCTGAACTCGGCCACGAACTTCATATCCGTGTTTGTCCATAGCAGGAAATCGGCTTCTGTAAAATCTGGACGTATCCCCTCTATCTTGCAATCAAGAATTGCAGCGTAGTAGGCCATAGTGATCATGTTGGAAACCGATTCGAACCGCTTGCCTTCTTTCGCGTCCCCCGCGGCTACTGACATAAAATCGATGTCGTTATCCAGGCAAGCATCTTCTATTACCCGAAGACCGAACGTAAAGCCGATCTCTTTGCCGTTAAGCTGTAATTTGATCCTTCCGTCCATTATACCGTGCTTGCGTGAATATCGCCTTCGGTCACGTCACCAACGCCAAGTAAGGTTCCGGATGCGGTCACTACTTCGTCTCCGGCCGGTGCGGTAAGTGCCAGGTTAGACATGTAAGCAGTTCCCGAATAGAGAAGTCCTTGCACCGCCTGACCATCTGGGCCAGCGAACTTCCAGTCAATAGTGCCCGCTATCGCCTTCTTTCGTAAAGAGTTATAAGACTGACGAGCAGTATCACCATCGGGCTCCGTATTAATGAACTCCAACTCAAATCCAACCTCATAATTGTGCCCTGTTTGGGTGCGAACTGTTTGTCCGGGATTACATTTGTTTCGCTGCTCGGAGAAACTCCAATTATCGGTCAGCGAATTGGACGTTAAACACGCGGCCGGTTCCCATGCAGGAATCGCTTCCGTATTGTCCCATATCCACAACAGGAGGTTTTCGCCTGGTAAATAAACTTCGTTTGCCATAACACTATGTTATTAAGTTGCTAAATGTTAACACGTTTCTAAATGTTGAATTAATAACTGTGTCCTCTATTATTGACACAGACAATTGCTTTCTCGTCCTTACATTGTATCCGCCCGCTATCTGAAGTTGTCCCCGGAATACATTTACAAGCTGTAGAATGCCATTGGAAATAAGCTCGCTTAAAAGCTTGCCCCCCTTATTCTTTGGGAAAACAGTCACCACGTCTAGCGTGATAAAGCATTCCTGCTTCTGCCCGCACTTTGTATTTGTAACCTCTACAGACTGTTGATCCCTTACAATCACGTAGCATTTGGCCTCCCGGATAATAGGCGGCGTACCGCGCAAAAACTCGTCGTACACTGGGACGGTTATAGCATCCACCTGTAGTGCAGCCAGCGCATCTATATACGCCTTTCTGATATTATGCGCGTGCTCGAACATACTTCTTCAACTTTTCAATGTACCTGATCGCTTCCTCGAAAAAAGACGGGTAGAAATACGGCTGTCCCCTTAATGTGCCGCGACCGGTCTTGAAATACGTCCTGGCGATGCGCCTTACTTCTGGATCCGCACTTGCCAGGTATGCTTTTGCTGCGGCTCCGGTATGAAACTCATAGTACGCATGCATGTCGTCCTCCCTGGTCTGAACCGCAATATTTACCCTGGCTGCATCTTTGGTAATTATTTCATTCCTCAGTATGTTCACAAAGTCCGGCTTCCTGCTGTTGGCTTTCCGCTCTACCGCCTTTCCAGTATTTGAAAGTATAGTTTGAGCGCCAGCTACCATATTTGTTAGCCTTTTGTCGAATGACCCCTTGTGCTTTACCTTGAATGTTATTATCATACTGAATCGCTAAATCTGTCTGCCCAAAGAATTGCTACTCGCTGCCGGTAATTCACGTCTACTATCTTTTTGATCGAGTACTTGTTACCGTCAATTTCAATCTCTTGCTTAACTGTGGGCTCGAAACCTGCCCTTGTTCGCATTACCACTTCGTATGGATTGGTCATTCCAATCTCCAGCGCATGAAATGTAGGCTGGCCGCTTAGCGGCGTAACCCCTACTTTTGTCCGGAGCAGCAGGGCTCTTGGGCCTGGAACCGTTCCACCGTACCCATCTGGAACATCAGGGTAATCAAAGAACTCCCCTATCCTGTTGAACTGACCCGCATGTACGCGTGTAGTCTTATTCACAGCCAAAGGTTTTTAGAATGTCCTTCGTAGTAGTACTCCATGTTAAAACCTATTGGGTTTTCAGAATACCCTACAATCATGTTCTCGTTGTATTCGAAGCAGCTTGAAATATCTTTTATCAGTCCCGTTTTTACGCTTTCTGGAACCCCCAGCGTTCCCCAATCGCCCGCGTTGTAGGTGATGATAGCGCCTTTAGGCACATCGATGCGGCCCTGGTGATCGCTCTTGTAGGCAAGTGTATTACCGTCTTTATCGACCACCGAAACAATTGAACCGATAGGCGAATAAGGCAGCTCCACAAAACCGGAGGTATGTTGCCAGCTTACCTTAAATACTTGCGGCCTCAAAGAACGGTTCATGAACTTTTCTGCCCTTTGTCGAGCAGATCGGATCAATTTGCTTAATACCGCATCCCAATCCGTATAGTCAATATTCAGCTTCTCCTTAACTTCATCCAGGGAAAGCGGTTCATTTCCGGTTTCTGAAACTGGCTCCAGCTGCATTCCATATGTTCCGGAGTTGCAGCCTTTCCATGTCACCCGGTTGTAAATGAAATTATCGCCGTCCTCGGTGCTGAAGATCATGCCTTTTTAGTTTTGCGCTTCGGTTTGTATTCCTTTGTTACCGTTTCCTCTTTTTCTTCCTTAATCAGTGGTTCGGAAGCGGGGAGGATGTTTACGAAACCTGCTTTTTTCAAAGCATTGCCTCGTATGGCATCTACTTCAAATTCATCCCCAGGATACCGGAAAGTGTTACCCCACGAATAATCCCTAAACCCTTTGATTGTTACTACTTTCATGGCTTTTTAATTAAGGGCCCGGCTTTTACACCGGACCCTAAGTGAACGACCTAAACCAATCAATTAAGCAGTACCAGCAGAAAGGTCCACGCTGATAAAGCTGTCAGGGAAGTAGATAGGGAGGGCAATGCGTTCCTCTACCAGCACAGTTACCAGGTTGGACGTGAAGTTATTGGCGTGCTCAAACGCATACCGAACTACAGGCCCCATCCTTTGGAATATCCTGGTTCCGCGAGAGAAGTCACCTACCAAGGCTTCACCCTGAAGCAATGAGCTGGTTTGGTACACCGGAACCCCGGCAACGTTCAGAGCGACAGCACCCCAAATTGCAGGATAGGTGTACATGCCATTGGAACCCTTGTTGATCAGCAGTTCCATGTAATCCTCCGGGGATACAATTATGCCGGTTGCCTGGCGTTTGAGCCTGCGTTCCTGGGCAAGAGCAGCAGCCAGCTTGTCCCATACATTTGATGCAGCTGTTACCGATCCAGAAGGCAGCGATAACGGCGTCGCAATCGTGTAAAGACCTTCGATATCTCCTACTCCGGTTCCTTTCAGGATCTTTTCATCCTCAACGTCAAACAGCGCCTGCGGCAGTTCAGAAGCCAGCCAGTCGCGGCTACCAACGATATCTTCCAGGAACTCGTCTGTTACCGTAAGGTGACCTGCAACCTTGTATACATTTGCAGTTTCTACAGTAGGCGTATAGTTCAGTTCAGGCTTCAGCGCACCCTCAGCCACCGTATTGATCGTGTTGCCTTCAGACCCAATCGTCATGCGCACGTAGCGAATGGCGTTTGAAACTGTTGGAGAAACAGGGATAATGCTGCGCATGTGGAAAAACTCATGCGGGGCCGACTGAATGGGCTGAAAATCGGGAGCCACAGAATCAGCTACCGTAGCAACAGCTTTGGTCTCCATCGGTATTTCAAAGTTGGTGCGAGCCGCAGCCTTCTTTTCAATTAACTCGGCGTTCTTTTCCAGTCCCTCGGCGATCATATCCCCCAAGGCTTTCCGGCGCATTCCGTGAATTGCTTTGCCGAAATCAGCTTCTTTCACCTTTGCAGATAACTTGTCGTGCTGATCCTGAATTACCTTGATTTCCTTTTTCAGGCTTTCAGTAAATTCATCCTTCAGCTTCAAAGCTTCTGCTTTTAAGGCTTCGATTTCTGCCTTTTCGGCTTTGCCTTCCATTTCTGACAGGGCCTTTGCGGCTTCCTGCAATGCTTTTTCGGCTTTATCGCCAGCGCCCTTTACGCCCTCTTTCAGCTCCTTGGCTGCAAGATCAATGGCGTCCTTTATTTCTTTTACTTCCATCTTTAATTTAATTTGAATGACTTATGAATGTGATTTATCACTTCGTCATCGGCTAAAGTGGAAGCATCCGGCTTTAGTGAGCTATAAAGTGATTTTACTTTGCTTTCTATGATTAGGTAGGTCTCATCGGTATAATTACCCCGCTTCAGTGCTTTTTCAAGCAGGTCAAGATCATCGACTATATCAGTCAATGACTTCACGCCAAGCATAGGGGTATTGCTGTTTGCCCCGAGGAATTGTAAGGGGCTTATTTCGAGTAACGCTATTTCGGTGAGGTAATTAGCATCCCTTCCTTTATTTTCTTTAATTATTCGGTAGCCGAAACTGTGATTTTTAATTATGCCATCCTCTGCCATGTAAAGAAAGTCGCGGCCGTTGGTGTGCCTCCCAGCTTTCCCCTCGTAGTAAGCTCTTTCGTTGTCCTCCCAAATACGATTTACCCGGCCTGCTGCTTTCTTTTTATCGTGATCCATGAGCAGAGCTATAAGATCCGCACCTTCCGGGCCTCGCTCTTTTACTGATTTATTGAATGCTCCTTTTTGGACAATATCGCCATCGCTGTCTTTGCTGCCGAAGTGAGAGAACACCCCCACGACAATGCCTTGTTTGGCATCAACGTCAGCGAATCCCTCTGAAATAGCTTTTCTTAGCATAATAAATACCATTCTGCCATCACGGCTGTAAGTATTCAAAATTACCTTAAATCGATAATTTCCTTAGCAAATATACCTATTTTCGATAAAAACAAAAATTAAATCACACTAAATGTTGAACGCTGGATTTTGGTGTGTCAGACCAGATACGGAAATTATGAAATACGTATACCCCGGTCATGAGGCCTACCTTCCCTATTCTCCTGCAATCATTCGTGAAATGACTGTCAAAACCGAGAGCCTTTTCCCGAAACTTAACCTTATTCCAGGTTGCCTTACTAAACAGCATAAGCAGCCCGGCAACGCTTCCGTTATTGTTTTCTACTTGTCCGTACCTGGTAAGCTCAAGCTCGAGGGCCATTTCGTAATGCTTTACGATATCCCGCTCGTCGAACATCCCTTCAATGCACTGATGCGGAGATACAAGACGATTGGTCATGCATCCCATTAAAGTATAGTTCTGCCCCGAACCGTTGACAATATCTTCTATTTGCTTTCCCCAATGCGACGTCAGGAACATGCTGTCCCCATCTCGTACGCATATCCAATCATGTTCCGGAATGTGCTTGCAGAAATCATTGATGCACTTACCAAAGTTCTTATCCGTGTCCCAGATGGTCATGTAATGAACTTTCGCCTTCATTGTTTTTGTTGGCTGATTGTGAGAGAAAATATGAAAGAAGGATCTTGCTACATGGGCTGGTAAACTATTCGGTCTTATTCCGGTTAGATGCACAGCGTGGGGGAGGCTCAATTGATCTCTATGGGTAAACTTTGCGGTAAGGAAGGCCCACTGCTCGCATAGCAATACGACGGCTTCAGACTTATCGCGTATCATAAACCCAGTTTCCCAAAGGCCCTCTTTGCGCCGAACCCTGTCATGGATAAGCGCATCTTTTTGCCTTTGTACTTTGAGGGGCTGAGCTTTCCCGGAGCGTAGGACAGCCTGGCATTCATCATATACACAAACTCTGGACGGATGCGCCGATAAATGAAAGCCGGGCTTCAGTACCGGCGAAAGATCCTTTCTTAACTCATGGCTGCCATCAACCCAAACGGTTTGTTCGTATTCGTGCAAATAATGATGCGGCCTTATCTTGATATCCCTTTGAGTAAATACGTCGCCTTTTGCGGGCCTGAATTTCCAGACCTTTGAGGTAAGTTCCGGATTATCGGTAAAACAGATATAATCAAACCCGGGTTGAATAAAGCAGGGCTCTTTAAGGGTATCGTACCCATTCAATATGCAGGTGTAAATTGCCTTCATGCAATGCCGATCTGTTGCCTGGTTCTTCCTTCTACCTTGTTCCAATCCTCATACGCCAACGGTACTTCCCTCATATGAAGGAGGGTAATATTGCTATCCCGATAATTGACGTCAATTCGCCGTATCTTATTCCAATACAGATGAACGAAAGGCACTATCTTTTCGGTATACATGCGCTTGCGGGTATCGTGAAATGCGATTATTCCCTTATTAGTTTCCAATGCCTTGTTGGCGAAGGATATACGCATTTCCCTAAATCCGTCTATAAATAGCAAATCATGCTCAGGAATGGACAAATCATTTATCGAATTAAAGTGTTTTATATATACGTTTTCGATATTCAGGGATACCAAATGTTTCTTGGTTTTGCTGATCCAATACTCGTTTGTCTCATAGCTGGTAACATGTCCCTGGGAGTAATGTCCAAGTATTTGCGTACTGCCTCCTGAGCCAAATTCTACAATGAGCGAATGAGTTTGAGCCAGTTCTTTCAATACCTCCGCGTCTCGCCTCGATAGATCCCCTATAAACTCAAGCATCAGTTGACGTTTATTTTTTTAATAGGCAAATCCATCTCGTGGTATTTCATAGGATGTATTTCGGGTTCCTGCCGTTTTGGGGGCTGTTCGGACCTCCCGACATTATACCCTATCCCAAGTCCTATCAAGAATGTTAATAATGCCAGTAATGCCACCATATTACGTTGCGATTATATTGGCCGCCCTTAATTTTGCAAGCAGTGCATTGAAATCTGCCACCAATCCTGCTATATCATTTGCTGTGCTATCCGCCTGGGCCGCTCCCTGAGCGGCAGTCAACTTTGCATTTATCTGCGTTTGTATTGCGCTTGTAACGCCAGCCAAATAACCTAACTGCGTATTGGTAACCGGGCCTATAGAAGTTGTTGCAGGCAATACTACCGTTCCTGTAAAGGTCGGGGATGCTACATTTGCTTTTGCCGTGAGTGCGGCAGGAAGCCCTGTTACGCCGGTTTGCGGGATAGCCGGAATTTGAGCAGCGGTAAGTCCGGTGATCCCAGAGCCATCGCCTACGAATTTCGCTCCAGCCTGTGCCGTAATTTCTCCGTTAGTTTCTATAGTTAGACGAACCGTAGGCGCAGTATCGGTCGTTACGTTTCTGGTCGCAAAAAGGAGCTTTCCCATGTCGCTACCAGATCCACTTGTTTCCTGGTAACCCATTACTGCTGCAGCGTGGCTTGAATCCTCGGAATGCCGATATCCGAAACCGATGAGACGGTATGAATTGGTATTGTATTCGGTTCCTCCCAAATGCAGGTAAACCGAAGCCAAGTCAAATGTAGTAGGCGCGTTGTTGTGCCCGGTTCCGGTTGGATATTTGGTAAGAATTAACTTACTTCTGTTATTTGGGTCTGAAAACAGAATTGGCCCTGTCATAGTGTCGCCGGCCTTCAAAACCTTATTATCGAGCTTCGTCACTACGGCGGGATCCAGCATGATTTCAGTAATTGATCCATTGGGTATTCCAATATCACCTCCGTCATCGGGAGCCAGGGCATTCGCTTGCAACCAAGCATCAAGTTCGGCTTCAGATCCGAAAAAATCCCCTGTTTCCTCGTTTATCGTGCTGCCGTAGAATGTTATTGGAGAAACCTCATCAAGAGGAACACCTCTTAACACCCATCTCCCGTTTATCTTGTTACCAACTATGCTGTTCTTTTTGAAACGGACATTGTTTATAAAAACCGTGTCGCTGTTTACCTTGAGTGAAAGTGCCATAATAAATAGTGTTAAATTAATACATTAGAAAATGATTCCACGTAATCTATCCCGTATCGTTTTATTACCTCCTGCTCTGTTGCTATAAGCTGTCTGCATCTGCAGTTGATCGTGTTCCCCGGGCTTCCTTCTGGATCTCCCGGGTATCTTAATAGCTCCCCTCCTACTTCGAACCTGTCACCGAGTGGAATAGGGCGCACATCCCGCATAGCAAAGTGAGCTGGGCGTGTCCTATCATCTTCCATTGGTATCCATCCATGCCAAATGGTGACCTCATTCGCCCTCCCGTATCCAGAAGCCCCTTGTTCCACGCCAGTGTTCAAAATTGTTGTGGCCTCAGTCCTTGCTATTGTTAAGGCATGGGGATCGATAAAATCACGAGCAGATAATTTGCTTAAAATGTTTTGCTTTTCTGCCTCACCCAATGTAATCGGAGCTCCCCTTCTCCTATTTATTCCTGTAATGGCTTCACCGCGTACAGGACCACTGGTTGACGACCTGTTTAAAATGTTCTGCCCCTCACCTTCATCCAGTATAACCCTTGCTACCCTCCGCCTGGTTGTTTCTGTAATCGATGCCATGCGCGTGAAAATATCTGTAAGCAGATACATGGCAGCAAACTGGTTCCAGGCATCAACTATCCATTCAGGGATCAGGTCCTTTTTACGCTCCAAATCATTGTACTGATTCCGCGCTACTAAGATAAGCATTTTCGGGTAAAAGTCATTGAATGCCAGATAAATAGGATCTATTTTTACCAACCTGTTTAGCTGACTATTAGCATACTCCGGTCCTCGTTCCTCAATCGCTTGAAGAACCGGCGCTACCTGGTGCCTGAGGCCACGCCTGATGATAGGGAATATCCTACGCTCTATTTGGCTGTGCGTTATCATATGCGTCGTTTTCTCCCGATGGATCAGGCTCAGGGATTGGTGTCATAGCTTGGCTTAAAAGCATCTTGCTTGTGGGCATTAAGGGCTCGTCCATCCCGGGTAATCCTAATTCCTCATAACCCATTGCCTCGCGCTTTTCATCATACGTCAGCCAGTCGCTTTCTTTCAGCCATTCCGATAATTTCTTAAGGTCCTCCTGCAGTTCTTCGTATACGTCGGTATTGAATCCCACATAAAGGCCTTTCCCGTACAGCGGCACAAGGTGTTTGTTGATTCCTAACGCCAGCTTGTCCAGCTCTGGTAAAACCGCATCGGTTATTCCCGCTTTTCTGGCTTCTTGGTAATTGCTTTGCGCTGCATTCGCCCGGTCGCCCATGAGAATCGAGGGCCAATGATATACATTGCAAAGCGTTTGTCGGTCATATTTCAGGCTGTCTATGATATTAAGGTCCACCGGTGACATGCCAATCTGATGCCAGCCTATTTTTCCGTTTGTGGCGAATATCCTGCCTCTGTTCCTGGAACCGGCAATTTCTTTATCGATCTTCGCTTGGAGCTGTGACATGTATTCAATACTCTTTGGAGATCCAGCATCGGGCCCTTCATTGAATACAAACCCCGCGGCTCCTGAATTACAAAAGGCTGAAGCAAGGGACTGGATACCCTCGTTATTCTGCTGGACGGTTTTTATCGCTGCTCTGAGCGGCGACTGCCCTCTTAAATGCCCTCCGTACAAATCATACTCCGGATTGAAGTCGGCGACATGTATTACCTGATCAGCCGGGATTTCAATTGTTAAGTTTCCGATGCTCATTTTATACCCCTGGACCGGCTGTTGCCAGGTGCCCGCTACCTGCTGGACATATTGAGGTGGCATATTGTACATTGCTACCGGTTTGCCTGCGTTAATGCTATCCTCCCCAGGCTGCTGCATGTACCACATATACTCCCCGGTGAGAAGATGAAATCCTACTGTATTTCCAGCAAATTCCTGCCAGCTTTGGTTTTCATTGGGATTGAGCAGTCTTGCTTCAAGTTCCGTGTCGCTGATTTCTTCAAGGGCCTTCTTACGGAAGGCATTTGCCTTTGTTCTGATGAATGGGTCTTGATTGTTTTTCAGCCCCTTGTACCCTGCCAGGGCTTTTTCGTCAACTATCCTGTAAACCACAGGGGGCGCAAGAATGGTCTTTCCGATAATAGAGGATATGATCGAATATACATCGGCGTTCATTTGGTAGCCCGTCCTTACGAATACCCTCTTATCCTCATTATACCACACAATGCCGCCGTTCCCCATATATGCGTAAAGGATCTGGTTTAGCAGGTTGCCCCCTTCCGGTGCAGGCTGCCCGCTGAACTGCCGGACTAATTTTTTTAATATGTTCATCCTATATAGTATTCGTATGACCGGTGTGAATGCGTATAAAGTCCGTACCTGAAAGCATCCATGAAATGGTTGTTCTTATCTTCTGCCCTGTCAGTCGGGTTCTTTTCCTTGTCAAGCGCCCATTTGTATTCCTGATATTCAAGTGCTGCGTTGGGGCTGTCTTCGGTCAAATGCACAATCTTTGACTGAATGTATTTTATCCCAGCGTTTACGCTATCGGTTCCTTTCAATGCCGGTTCCACAAACCATCCGAGATCCTGAAGTTCTTGAATACTTTTTGGCTCTGCACTATCGGCGTAGATGCATAATGATTTATCTACGCCGATATCTTCCATAAGGCGCGAAAGTTCGGGATTGGTCAGGCCAGCCATGTAGATTAGTTCGCGGGCATAGGCCTTATTGTTATGCTCCTGTATTTCAACCAGGGCGACCGGATCGCTGGAATAACCGAAGTCAAGACCGTAATACATATCGTATCCTTCATCGGGCATGGACTTGATGAACTTCCAATCCCGGAAAATGCGGCCCTTTGCGCCTTCTGATACGAGGCCCTCTACCATCGTATAATAATGATCCGGATTGTATAAATGGCTGCTTGGGTTTCCATACGCCATGAACTTTTCTACGGTAGTCCGGTTCATGTTGGAAATATTATCCCTGTAGGTGGTGTGTATGCTGGTAAATCCGTCGATTTGTTTCTTCTCCGCTGTATAATACCCTTTGTACTCGCTTTCTGTCAGATTGTAGAATCGCCTGATCAGCCAGTGGTTTTTTGATGGAGGGTTAAACAGGCAAATAATCTGGATGGTATCGACCTTGACGGTTCTTAGTGTGTCGTCCAGCTGGTTAAATTCTTCTTCGCTGCATTCCTCGGCTTCTTCTATCAGCACATGGGTCATGCCCGCCAAAGACTTCATCTTTGCGCTATGTGTGCCGCTGGATTTCCTGAAGCCTTTTGAGATAATACTGTTTCCCGTTGGCCTGTAGGTGGCCGTCATCAGGCTTTCGTTAAAGTCGAATAGCGATTCATCGATGCCGTTTTCCTCTATCCTGTCTTTGAAGTCCTTCCAAAGGCTATTGCGGATATCCCCGAAGACGTGCCGCATGAAGCAGCCCCGGAAGTAATCAGGCTGCATTATTTTGAAAAGGAAATAATCAGTACCAAAGTGAGATCCTCCGCGGCCGCGGCCTCCCCAAATATGGATATGCCTGTCCTTTGAGAAAAAGACAGGCTCGAAGCACGCGTTGAAGGTTTGGCTAATCGTTTCCATTCATGTGCTTGAATATTACTTCGTGCTTGTGGGCTATGGGTTTGCCGTCTTCACCTGCGTGCTCATTGATGATTTTATCAGAGAACTTTTTAGGGTTCATCTTGCCAAGCATCCATTTTCTGGCGTCGATCCTGAGACGTGACCGGTTTATCACTTCGTTATTGACCCTGGGTATACCGTCCTCGTCAAGAACTACGTCGTTGGTGCTATCGTCGGCAATGCTGAGTATTTCCTCAAACATCATTTCTGCCCTAACATTGGCAGCATATGCGTATTGTTGTGCTTTATTAAGGTCGCTATTTATCAGATCATAGAACTTTTTCCATTTGACAGGCGGATTATTGCGAAAGATACTTCGCAAGGATTCTCCCTCACATATCCTATCAAGCACCTGCTTAAATTCAGCGTCCCAATTTTTGCCTGATCCGACGGTCTTTGCCATAATACAAATATATAGCTTCTCGATAAATATACCAAATATCGATATTTTATAGCGTGGTAAAGTCTAAATTTTGTTTACTTTTTCTATGGTTTACAGTGTCGGTGGACAGGGTTTCAATTTTTATAGTTCCGGGGCGAGGCTTAGGCGTTTTCTTTCAATTGCTCAGGAGGCGTATACCAATAACTCCTATCTTTGGCAGATGGGGCCCCAATAGGCCTGCTCAAGTCAGAGTACACCACTTCGTTGCAATCTGCAATAACGATTTTGCCGCCGTTGCTTTCATATACCACACCTGCATTCAGTCTGACCTCTCCATCGTACAACAAACCTACTTCCTTATCTTGTGGAAGTTTCTTTAGTTCCTTTATCAACTCTGATACTTTCATACTGCTAATTTACAGATTTTTAAAATGAAAAAGGCCAGGTAGGGGCCCGGCCAATTTCGTTTTCTCTCCGCTCAAGAAGAATCATTCTTTTATACTATTTAAGTATAAATATTTCCTTAGTGGTGAAGCCATCGATCCGAGAGAGTTTAACCCCCTTTCCCCCTTAGTCAATTCTGAGGAGAAAATGGGTTTTCTTCGTTTCAATGACTCTACTTCCTTGAGCGGAGCCAGCCATGTACCTGTCAGGTTGTACCCCCATTATCCAGACATAGCAAATATCGAAAAGATATATTAAATATCCAAATAATCGATTAAAACCTCACCGTTTCCCCTACGACCTTCCCGGACATAGCCGCACCCAGGTCCCGAATGTAATTTTCAAAACTCGTATAATCATCATGCCCGGTAAGCTGCATAGCTTCGGCCAATGTAAGACCCAACCGGATCAGATCGATACACCTATTGTGCTTCCATCCGTAAATTGAATATTTTCGGTCTAGGCCAAATTTATCCTTTATCGGCTTGTACCTGTTGGTAAAAAAGTTGACACTTACCGGTGTTTGGGATCCATAAAACCCGGGTCCAAATAGGAACCTTTCTCGTGGATATTGATAAATATTTATTTCGTCAAACCATTCCTTAAGTTCTGTACAAAGCGGAACGAACCTTTCCCCGGTCTTGCCATCGGTAATTCTTATTGTGCCTCTTACGGTGTCAATATCACCAATCCGTACAAACCTGGCTTCTTTCTTGGGGCGCGAACAGGAGTAATAAATATACTGGCAATACGAATGCATAAAGGCATCGTTTTCTGCCATGTATTCCTTTATATTTTTCGCAAGCTCGGTATCGTAATAGGTATTCTTGGTTGCTTTAGTTTTTTGGGCATCTATGCCGATTGCGGGGTTGTTCTGAATGAGTTGCTTTTTATCACGAAGGAAGATGAAAATAGACGAAACAAATTCCTTGTAATTGTTCCGGGTGCGCGGTGACCAGTTACGCTCCTCTTGACAATCTGAAAGGAACGTCTCGATATGATCAGTGGTAATTTTCCCCGGCTCTACCTTCAGTAGGTCCTGGGAGGACAACCATTCCTTAAACCACTTACAAAGGTTCTCATAGTCTATGATTGTCTTATCGGAGAGCTTCCTGGACTTTCGGTTCTGGATGAACAGCTCGAGAGCGGTATTCATATTCACAGAATTTTCAGATATAGCTCGCCTCTCATGGATCTTATTAACTCTCCCCTCATCCGCGAACGGATTTATTATTCCACTCCGAAGGCCATTATTAATGACCTGGATAACCCCGGCTGCATATTCTTCCGCTGCAGCATCCCCTTTATGTTTTCGGACGTAATTGATATCGGAGCGATCCCGGAAACGTTCAAACCTTTTGCCTGGCGGTTTTAGTTCTACCGGATACCTGTATTGGTATTCAATATACCAATCCTTACCTGTCTTTTTAAGGACAGCTTCACGGTATTGTGGTTGCCCCATCAGCTTCTTAAACTTGTCCGATATCTGTCCGTATTTATTAAAAATGCCCCTAACGATATCATTAGGGGCATCCGTGCTCAGGGTGGGA